GCGGTTGTAATTCCGTCGACAGATGCTGTAAATAATCCAAGAGGTCTTCCCGCTCCACTTCCGGTCATATATGCCGTTTCAAGCAACTCATTGAATACGAAAGTCATTTCATCCCGGATAATTCCCTCAACTCCGGGAGCGTTCCTGATAAGGGTTTTCGAAATAAGGATTTCAGCAGTAGCAGGATTCGGCTTAAATTCTCTTTTGCCGAAAGCAAGGGTAGTGTCAGCAGTTGGGGCAGCTATTTCAGTTCCCCATACAGCAGCGCCCATTCTAGCTGCTCTGGTTGGATACCCAAGGGATTGTGCCCCCTGCAACGCGGGTAGAACTTTAGCTTTCTGCCTCATAAACATGGAATTATCAAGTTCTTTGATTAGCTCAAAAACAAATTTCTCGGGTGCGACTAAGTAACCGGCCTGAGTCGGGTTATCCTGCTGCAGTGCGTTGTAGACGTCAAATGCCGATTTGCTGCCGGTGGTAATATAGTCTCTAAATGATGCTTGGATTTCATCAAGTCTGCCCTTGTCTTTGGTTTTGTCGGCATCGTTTATTTCTTCGCCGATAGCTCTTTCTCTTTGGAGTTGTTTTTCTTCTGCCAAAAGACTGCCGTTTAAAACGTCAAAACGAGCTTCCATCTTGGTTAGCTCTTCTTCTTTCGCTTGTGGCATTTCTTTGTTGTTGAATTCTTCCATTAAGGCACGAATATTTGTGGTGAGGTTGGCTCTTTCCTGTTTCCATTCTATTAATTTTTTGCCATCCATCTTTATTTGTCCTCCTTGTAATCGTAAATTTTTGATCTGAGTTCATGGAATTTTTTTGACTGTTCTTTTAGACCTTTCGGTTCTGGATCTGCTATAGCAACAGGCTCAACCTTTGCGGGTTCCCTGTACGTCTCGATTGTGTCCGGCTTGAAGTTTTTAAAGGTGGTCGTGTCTACTTTTATATCACCAAAGCTTAGTAAATTACCATCTATTGAGGCGGCTATTTTGACTTCTTGTTCTATTTCATCGACAAAGCCGTTTGAAAGAGCTTCCCCTGCTGTTAGCCATGTTTCAGCGGACAGGAGTTCCATAATTTCATCTTTGGCCTTTCCCGTCTTAGCCTGATATGTTTCCGCTATACAGGAATCAACCTGGTCTAGTGTGTCTGCCAGCTTTCGCATATCGTCAGCATTGCCGCCTTGGGCCGCCCATGCTTTGTGGATCATGATCATTGCATTAGCCGGCATTGTGATTTTATCACCAGCCATAGCAATAACGCTAGCAGCCGATGCCGCCAAGCCGTCAATGTAAACTGTCTTGTATGCGTTGAAACGCTTTAGCATGGAAAAAATGGCCTGAGCCTCAAAGATATTTCCACCTCCTGAGTTAATAAACAAGTTTATCTTACTTACATTCCCGACAGCCTTTAAGTCTTTGGCAAATTTCTTTGCTGTGACCGTGTCCTCTGACCAAAAGGATTCTCCAATATCACCGTAGATCAATATGTCAACCTCATTGTCAGCCTTTGCTTTAACATCAATCAAATCAACCACTCCTTTTCTTTAATAAAAAACACCCGCTAAAAAGCCAAGTGCCAGTTGTTGTGTTCCGTTTTGATAGTTTAGGTATTTTAGTATTTTTTTGCTCTTATACCTTATTTTCTGACGTATTACCAGCTTTTTGCAGTGATTTTGGCAGGTTATTCATTGCATTAGCCAACGTAATTAAGTTCCCATTACAGAGATAAGCATCCCCGCCTTCTTCGCTTGGTATTTTATTCATTTCTTCCAAGTCACGAATGTCGTTTGTGCTCATTACCCCATTTTGTCTCATACTGTTATAATATGCCGTCCTAGCGGCTGTGTCCCCTTTTAATAGCTTATTTACAGAAAAGTTTGCAGCAAGTGTTTTCTGCTCCTTGCTATTTAGCAGATCCTTATATATTGTCTGTTCCAATCGTTCAGCCATAGGATTTATACATTCCTGGACATATTCGATATTCATGTTCTCAATGTTACTAAACGTGGTTCTGTCCAGCAGGAAGGCCTTATGGGGTGGTATTCCAAATATTCTGCATACTTCTTCAATCTGCATTTTCCGGGATTCAAGCGCCTGCGCCTTTTCTGGATCAGCATCAAACTTCGTAAACTTAAAACCGCCCTCAAGAATAGCAATTTTGTGCTGGTTCATAACTCCGCTATAGGTTTTCTGCCAATCCTCGCGGAACCGATTAAACGCCTCTGAATTAATCGCGTTCGGATACTCAACAAATCCCCCGAGGTTGGTCCCGGCTGTGAAATAATCCCTCGCGAAACCATCCAGCGCCATCGACAAACCCAGAACCTCACTCGCTATTCTCATAGCATCTTCTGGGAGGGTTTCATCCTGCAATCGAAACCCCGGCGTATACATATAATCGTATAACCGTTCATATTTGCCGTTACTCCAGTTTACGTCAATATAATTTTCAGAGGTTGTAGGGTTCCAATTTTGATATACCCGGCAGGTTGGAATATTATATAAGGCTTTTATAAATCCGTTTTGGTCTCTTTCGATTTTTGCGAATGCTCCCCAGGAAAGCATGAGGTTTGCCACGTACATCGCCCAAAACTCGTAAGCCGTGGTTTTTGGGTTCGGCAGCATCCGCAATATTTTATACAGCGGGTGATTGTCTGCTCTTATTTTGCCCTGCGCCGTTTCCTTTTGCAGATGGCAGCCCAGGCTTGCAATGGTGCTGCTCACTAAGTCCACGCACCGGATCACCACCGCCACCTTCAGCGCGGTGGAAGCTGAGACGGCATACCCCTTGCCCGACAAATAATTGTTCCAGGCGGAATCGTCGTATATCCGAGGCAATGATTGCACTATCTGGTTTTTTATCCCTAAATAACCGAGTATTTTACTTAATACAGGGACTTTCAATACTTTTTCACCACCTTTTTACAGCATCAGTATGCCACGATCTTCGTTGTATGGGCAGTAATTTTTTTCAATTTTTATTGCTATGGCCATTGCGTTTATCCAAGCAACCATAAGGTCAATGCGGTCTTTCGACTTATTTTTCATGGGTTTCATGTTTTCATTTCCATCTATTGCCGTGACTACATTGCCAAAACACCACCTAGCAAGCGAATTTTCTTCATGGGTAAACTGATCTGAGCGCAATAATCGTTCTATTTCTTTCATGGACGGTGACATATTGGCCATATTTTGTTGCACTTCCAGAAATACAATTCCTGCCTTTTGTAGTCTTTGGGTAAGCATTCGTGAGTTCCATGGGTCGGTTCCACCCGACATGAACTTATACTGTTTGCTAAGGGTTGTTATTCGGGCCTCGACAAACTCATAATCTACGACATCACCCGGAGTAGCGTGTAATAATCCTTGTTTTACCCATCTATCATAAGGTACGCCATCTCGCTGTATCCTCTCTTTCATGTTGTCCTCTGGTATCCATCCTTCAATTAGCACTCGCCATTCTGTTAATCCTTCCTGCGGGGGGAAAACTAAAGCAAGCCCGGTTAAGTCAATAGTTGACGAAAGGTCAAGCCCTGGATAACATTTCTTCCCTACCAAATCAGCCTTTGACCATTTACCAACGGTTGAATCCCAAAGAGTAAGCGGCAGCCATCCAATCCGCTTGACTGACAACCACTGATTAAGTCTGAGCCAACGAAAAAGCCGCTCGGAAGATTCACTATTTCGCGCGGCCAGAGCTTCTTGTCTAACGCTTTCAATACTGATAGAGACCCCTAAAGACGGGTTTGCTAAAGACCATGTTGCTTCGTCAAATATATCAGCCTCCTCGGGCGCGCTGTATATTTTTGCGTACCAAGTAGGATCAATTAGTTCTCCTTCAATGATTTTTCTAGCCTGTTCGTGAATTTCCCAACCTATACTTTTTTTATCGGGATCATCTCCGGCCGTAGTTATTACCCACCAGAGCGGTTCTTTACGAGCAGCGCCGGCACCGAAAGTCATAACATCCCAAAGTTCTCTATTAGGTTGAGCATGCAGTTCCATTTTGTTATCGTAAAGGCTTTTTATCCTCTACTTCTTACAGTTTCCTGTAAGTTCAGCATATATTTTCACCTTCGGCAATGCCGTTCAGGTGTCGGTCACTCGTGGGGATGTTTTATTCTATACTCATAAAAAGAGCATAGGTTCAATCCCTATGCGTTACGGTGAGCCGTGCTTTTTAGGACACGCTTTACCTCGGTATTGACTTATGAGTATTTTTTATCGAATGCTTTCTTTACATCTTTAGAACACATATGCAGTTCAGCGGATATTTGTCTATATCCAATTCCGGCAGCTCGCATTTCTGCTGCTTTATTACGTTTCTCTTCCGTTTGAGTTTCCCATAATTTTTGAAGCAGCTCATTTAAATCTGGACTTACCCACTTCCAATTTTTGCATTTAACGATTTTACTGACGGTCGTAATGTCGATTGTATAATCAATGGATATCTGTTTTCTTTCAACGCCATCCACTAACTTTTGCTTGATTGCAACAACATCGGTTTCCGTGAGTTTATCGCTGTTTGCTCTATTGGCAAGCGTTATGTTTATCCTCTGTTTATCATTCCAATGTTTTCCATACATCGGATTGTTTCTGCCCGTTTTCTTTTCTCTTGTGGATTCAGAAACTATCTTTTGAGGATTGCCGCCCGATTCTAAGTTGTACCCCTTTGACCGATTCATTGAATTGTAATAAAGTATCCAATAAATTTCTCGGTCATCAAGGAATTCTACGCTGCATCTCTCTAATATTTCATGCTCAAACGCATCCGCACCATACTTTTTAAAATGATTTTGAAGATATCCATTATCGTGAATACCGTCCCTAAGCATTTGTTTGTGTCTGCGGATTCTATACTTTAGATTAACGCTCTGCCCGATATAAACATGCCCTGTTTTTATGTTCTTTAATTTGTAAATTCCTGCATCCATAACGAATCACCTCAATATTATTATATGCCTTTTCTGGTAATTCGTCAATAAAAAATACACACTTAGCTTCCACCGATTTTGACCAATTATTCACTATGCTATTTCTAGCATAGGCGACAAACTTCTATCGAAAATTACTACTGTAGGATTAATTCCGTGCTTTGTGTATGCCTCTGCCGAAAGAACTTTCATGAGTGTGCCGGTGATAATATTTTTTATTTCTTTCCGGCTATCCGTTACTTTAAGAATACCCTGTAGATCTTTATCCTGATCTATCATGCTACAGGCCGCTTTATAGACTAATGCCGCTTGGCTTCTGTCTGCCGCGCAGCAATATATTTGTCCGTCTGGCGGATCACAAACTAAATGCGAGAGACTTATCCCGGCAATAAATGTTGTCTTGGTATTTTTTTTTGCAATTTCTAAATATGCATATCTATATTGCCGATATCCTCTATTATCAACTGTTCCGTATACGTCCCATAAAATTTGATGCTGCCAGTCCATTAAAATAAAAGGCTGCCCATAAAAATCATCGGTCAGTTTTAGCATCTGGATAAATTCAATTTTTTCTAAGGCG